TCGGACTCCTCGCCCATCCCCCACAAGGACGAACTTCTTGCTATTTGCAAGGAGTTCGACCGGCTGGGAGAACAAATGACGGACCCTACCCTTCTTCCAATCCGATAACGAATTGAACGATGGATAGTAGTCCCTCATTTTTTCTTAGTGGCCTCCAAAACAGCTCTTACGCTCGCCTCAACAATTAAGGCGAACTGCTGCTCCGACAACCCCGTCCCTGAAGGGGCGGGCGCCGGCTGAGGGGGTCCCCTGGGCTCAGTGGACCTGGCCCGGGAGGTAGCACGACCACGACTACGTGATCGAGAGGGACCTCTATCGGGCAAGGACCGCGGGACCACATCGGTAATACCGAGCTTTTCTCCCTTGAGGCGTAAACGATCATACGCCCCTCGGAACTTTTGCTCGGCCGCTGTAGACGGTCTCGCGGTTAACCTAACGCCGGTGTACCGATTTCTAATCTCGGTCCATTCCGCAACTAGGTTAGCTCTGGACGGTCGAGTGGCAGACGAGAACCACGAATTAAAGTTCTCGCCTGACACCACGCCCGTCCTAACATCATCAAGGAAGGCTTGACCCCGAAGGGCAAACCCTCTCGAGGCCCACGCCGGAATACGCGACTTACCATAGTAAGTATTACGCTCTTCCGGACTAAGGTCCTCTACACTGTCCCGGTGGGGAAGGCCGAGCGCCTGACGAATTGCCTTAGCATCATCAAGCTTCAACTCGACCTTTCCCTTGGTGGCAGTAGACGAAGGGGGAGGGACCGGGCTTTTACCCCCGTTTGCTTGCCCCGGCTCCTTCTTCAACGCCGATTTCGGCGGAGAAGAGGGCCGTGGAACCTTCGTTCCCTCCTTCGAAAGGGGCTTTTCAACCCCCTTCTTTTTCTCCTCTTTGACCGCCACTGCAGGCAGGATATCCGGCAAGCAGTGAGGGCACATTGGGCAAAAGGCCGATTGATCATCCATCGCCAAGTCTGACAATTGTCGGTCCTGACTCTGAATGGTCAACCTAGCGGTCGCCAACTCATCCTCCAACGCCAAGATACGAGCCTTTAAAGACGCGTTTTCCT